ATCAGATACAGGGTTACGATGCCGACAATCTTTACCCTCAGCGCGCAAAGGAAGTAAAAAACAGAAGCTACACTGTTAAAAGAGCTTGCCATACGTATTCCGAATTTCTTAACGGAGAAGGATTCACAGATACAAAATTTGCTAACACAGTTGTTAACCGTAAGGGACATACAGCAAATGATTTTTTAGATCATCTTTGCGGTTCGGCTTCTTGGGCCAATGGGTTTTTTATCCATGTCGGATACAATCTAAATTATAAAATCAATTCAGTTAAGGTTTTGGATTTCGAATTTAATCGATTCGGATTACCTGATAACGAGGGAGATTTTTCATTGATTAAATACTCTACCAATTGGGAGCGCAATCCTTATAAAAATATCAATTCAGGCATTGAGATTTGCGATTACCATGTATTTAATCCGAATCCAGATGTAGTTAAAGAGCAGATGGAAGCCGCGGGGGGTATTTTAAACTATAAAGGACAGATATTCTATTGGACTCCTGAAGAAGGACAATATCCTAAATCCACTTTCGATACCGTATTCGATCAGGCCCAAACACAGGCAGAGATAGGAATTTTTGATCTTGCCATGGAACAGAATGGGTTCAAGGCAGGTCACGCGTTGGGTTACCCGGGTAAGTTTGAGAGCCTCCAAGAAGAACAGAAATTTAAGGACCAAGTTAATTCATTCACGGGTCAAGGAGCTGGAGGTATTATGGTGATCGAAAATCCAGACGGCAATATTAAGATGTCGGACATGATCACTAGCCTTCAGATGCAAAACACCGGAGATTTACATACGAGTGTAGATAAAAGGGTAAGGGATGCTATCAGATTATCATTCGGTATGCCAGCAGAAATAATTGCTGAAATGCCAGAGACGGGTATGTTCAACCAGCAACAGATGCAGGATGCGTATACTTATTACAATTCTATTACTCGTTCCATGAGAAATACGATCTCAAGGCAGATGAAAAAGATTTTTGATCATTGGTATATGCCTTTGACTCAAGATTATTCTATCATAGAACAAAAATATGCGATTGGAGCAGTAGTTCCATCCAGTTCACAACCAACGAATACACCAAATGGTTGAAGTTTATCTCATATCGCAAGCGGATATACAGAAATTTCACCCTGTCGGTGATTTACCACAAGGACGAATAGATCCTTTTATTATTTCGGCTCAGGAATTGGATTTAAAACCAGTTCTAAACGAAAGTTTGTACTATGATTTCATAACTAAGTACACAACTTCTACCGATCCTATGTATGCGGCCTATCAAAATCTTTTGAACGGCACAACTTATACTTATTCAGGGCAGACAATTCAATACCCGGGCATAAAACCAATGCTTATTGCATACACGATGAGCAGATTTATACCAATGAATCAGGTAAATATCACCCGTTACGGTATTGTGAACAAAAAAAATGATCAGAGTGAGCCAGTAAGCACAACACAGCTTACTTATATCGTAAATAATTTGCGTGCGCAAGCGATCGCTTATCAAAATCAGCTTGAACAATTTCTTTTGCAGAATCAAAATACATATCCTCTATATGGTTCTTTTCCTTCAGCAGTAAATCAGCGCAACGGAGTTAAGATAATTAATTCCGCGCGGAATTCTCAAGGCGGAAGATACAGAGGTTGGTGGAATGGAAACTATTATGACTAAAAAATTATGGCAACAGCATGTAAATTAGGTGAAGAGATTACGGTGGACGGCACAGCCGTTGAATATCTTATCACCGAAACAAATATCACACTTGAAAAGAATCCCACCACGCTGAATATTACCTTGAGCGCAAACTCAGGCACTATTCAATTTGCGGTTGGAGAAACGCCCCCATCCGCCCAAAAAGCGTGGGCTACCGGAACATCATTTGTAATACATGGTGTCCAGAATGGCGTGTTTAATCTTTGGGCTAAAGGAAGTGGAGCTGGTCAAAAATTTACCATTACCTAATGGTAGCAGTAACCGCAGATCCAAGCCGTGAATTAACTCTCTACTTTCGAATTAATAGAGATGGGTCTATCATTTTTTCTTTCTTGGATTTGAATGGCGATGCGTTGAGTTTATCGCCTTTTACTTTTGTAGTAAATTTCAAACTTAGGAAAAGTGATAGTTCAAATTTCCTACAAATATCACCAACAATATCAGGAAGTAATGCCACGCTTACGGTAACTAAAGCTCAATCAGCAGCCTTCAGGGAGCAAACCTATTTTTGGGAAATGGTGAGAACTAAAGGTGGATTAGAGAAAAACTGGATTACGGGAGATGCTATTTTCCATCAAGGGAAATTCGATGGCGTTACAAATTCGGGACAGATATTTATAAACTCATTTGATGATATGGTACAGATAACGGTCAATGAAACTGGCGGATCTGACGCTGGATCATGGATAATGAAAGGATCATGGGACGCTTCAACAAATGCAGTTCCTAGCAATGGAGATGCTACTATTTTAGAAGGATTCACTTATGAAAACGGTAATCATACAAGTACAACTTTAGTCGGCCCTGATGGTAATGTGATTTTACCTTATGCTACTATACGCGCTCTTGTGGATAATCCTGGCCCTCTTCTTTCTAATCCTACTAAATGGAGAACAACATATTAATTATGAAAAAGATAATTTTAGGCTTATTGATTTTTTCATCTATTGCTTCTTTTGGGCAGTATAGAAAGGATCAATTGAGTTCAATGAATACTAGAACCATAAAAGCTTACGGGGCTTATTCATCTTCGAGATTAGGTAATATGATCGATTCACTGATCCTTTCTCTTGAATCACAAAAACGGGCGGCTGGTTATATCCCTGTGGGTAATGTTTCTGGGATTGCGGTTGATGTTCCTTTAAGTGGTGATGGCACACTTTCAAGTTCAGGAACCTTAGCGGTTACAAAAATCAATGGACTAACATTGCCGCCCAGTAGTAATGGAGTACTTACAAATACAAGTGGAATATTATCTTGGTCATCACCCATATCTACTTTTCAAAGTCTTACAGATGGCCCCGGTTCTTTCTCTGGAAAAACTTTAAATTATAGTCGAGTCAATGCGGGGGAGACGGCTTTAGAATATAGAACGCCTTCGCAGGTACGTTCGGATATTGGGGCGCAATCTACTATTACTTTCGGTACAGGCGTTCAAACGGCACTAGGAATTAATATAGGTTCTGCTGGTGCCCCTGTTTTATTTAATGGTGTAGGAGGAACTCCATCATCTTTAACACTTACTAATGCCACTGGATTACCATTATCAACTGGTGTAACTGGCAATCTTCCTGTTACCAATCTTAATTCAGGAACAAGCGCAAGCTCATCTACTTTTTGGAGGGGTGATGGAACGTGGGCTAGTGCGGGATCAACTTACACCGCAGACGAATCAACACTTCACTTAGCATCCACGACCTTCAGTTTAAAATCTTCTTTCTACAACACTACTCCTACGGCTTCAAATCTTGCGGAATGGGATGCGAATAAAAACCTGTTTGCTAATAACCTAGTACCGTCTTATACCACAACAGCCGCAGCAGCAGGTACAACCACGTTAACAGTCGGAAGTACAGCGCTTCAATACTTCACCGGAACAACTACTCAAACAATCGTACTTCCTGTAACAAGTACGATTTCGCAAGCGGGATTAAGTTACATCATTGATAACACAGGAAACACAGGAACGCTTACCGTCAATTCCTCAGGAGGAAATAATGTGGTTACGATGGCCGGAGGTTCTAAAGCTACGATCACTTGTATTCTCACAAGTGGCACAACGCAAGCAAGCTGGAATGTACTTTACTTACCAGCTAGTCCATTAACTACGGTTGGTGATTTGCTTGTAGGTGGAACTGTTGTGAATAGTGTTGCAACGCCTTCAAAAATAGCTGCGGGTACTTCGGGATATCCTCTAATTGCCAACGGGGTAGGCGTGGCTCCTACTTATCAACCAGTGACATCTAATATGCTAGTAGCTGAACCATCTAACGGAGCGGCAACAGCAGGAAATATAGGAGAACCATTAGCCGGAACAGCAGTAACATCTTATACAAATATTACCACATCAGCAACATATCAAAATATTGCATCAGTAACACTAACTCCTGGTGACTGGGAAATTGTAGGCACATATACGCTATCAGGAAATTCAGCTACAATCACGGCCGGAGCAAATGCAATTGTCGCCATTTCTACAACAACAGCAAGCGCAACCGGATCAGTTGAAGGGAAAAGCATTTTTTATATTCCGCAGCAAGTTTTTAACACATCAACCGCTAAGTATAGTGGAACTATTAGTTGGCGTCCTGGCCCATCTTCCAGTAGCGTGACTTATTATTTAGTAATACAAGGCACCTTCACTGGAGGTAATATGCAGTATGTAGGAAACATTAGAGGCAACAGACCAAGATGAAAAACTAAACCTAAAAATATGAAAACACTACTTATAACATTAACGCTTGCTCTTATAATTGGAGTGACCCCTATTTCTAAAAAAATAATCTATTACCCTGGCAAAATCGAATATACTATTCGTGGGGTTAAAGCCTCTGATACCACTAATTACAAGCTAGCAATAGAAGAATATAAAATTCGCACTTGCCGTGCTTTAGGATTTAAATTAAAGAAGATTGAAATGGTAGATGAAAATACTATCAGGGTCTTTGCCACAAGCTATCCAAATGAGGTTCAATCATTCATAGTTCAAGACCATATCTTCGAATGAAAAAAATGATTTTCCTTCTACTCCTTTCTCATTGGTGCTTTGGTCAATGGGCTGTTCCTGTCAATAACGGGAAACTTCAATTCTCTCAATACGATTCTAAATATCAGGCAGTATTAGCTACAGCTCAAGCTAAAGGAATAAAACTCCCTTCTAAGGCGTGCATGGATGCACAAAATACTTTGATTGTTGCATTAGATGTTGCAGTTGGGGGAATAGCTACCACATTCGATCAGTTTATTGTAATGGTGACCGATGGCCCTGCAAACTTTACAAATATCAATTGGGCAAATCCGGGGTATCGAGACATGGTTCAAGTTTACAATCCTAAATTCATTCCTTTGGTTGGATTTGATAATGGGATTTTAAATAATACAACTTATACCCCAGGAAATGAATATCTAAACGTTGGCAAATTAGGGGGACTTTATACTCTTAATTCATGCGAACAAATTTATTACTATCGCGATATACAAGTTGGAACATACAACGATGGTGGATTTATGAACTCAGCCCCTCAGTATGCAACATCTTTAAACGCAACAAGAACAGCAACAACAACAGGATTTAATGTCAATGAACTCACGACAGGGACTCAATCTGTTTCTGGAACTGATATTAATGATGGTCTTTATTTCATGGGCAGAACAAGTGGTTCATCTGCCTTTGTTAAAAAAGGAAGCGGCTCAAGAATTACAAAATCTACATCAAGCGCAGCTATTTGGCCTTATGATTTTTTTCTGCTTGGACGATGTGGCGATACACAAACACAAACTCCAGCATCGGGAGGTGGTTATAAAAAAATATCACTTTTTACTTCTGGTAGATTGCTAACTACTACTGAAGAAACGGATATAAAGACAGCATGGGATAATTACTTAACTGCTATAGCAGCAATCACTCCTCTTTCGACTATTGGAACTGTTTATAATGTTTCTTCATGGTCAAACTTGAATGATTTCACGAATAATGGAGCCACGGTAACAGCAACAAGTAATCAACTCCAATTTACTGGGGGAACAAATACATTCACCCAAACGCTTGATTTGAGTTCAATTTCAGGAACAGCAATAGGCGCGACTAAGTTATCCAAATGGACTCAAACAATTCAGTTTATAGTTCCCACATTAACTGGCACAAATTGGATTGGCGTTGGTATTAGATCAAGCAATGCCAACGGCAACTATTATGACTTAGTTTGTAGGATTGATTTCACATCTGGTTCTACTGGTAAAATGAAACTTTACACTGGCCCTACCCATACTCTTTCAAGAACGACCACCTCGGCCTTATCAATGACCGCAGGAGATATTGTGTCGTTATCATTTACTTTAGATGGTGGATTTTGTTATTATTCTTGTCAAAATATTACCACATCAAGTGCGGTTATTTATGACAATCTAACACTTTATACAGGTACCGGTGGATTTATAGATAATACAGGTCACTTTGCGGTTTTTGATGGCGGCGGGGGTGTAAGCACAAATAAAATAACATCATGGACGGTTTCATCAAATGAATATAAAGGCGGGATAGTATTCTTGGGGGATTCAAAAACTCAATGTTATGAGGCTGCGTCAACATCAAACAGTGGAGTTAGAAATAACGAAAACAGTTATACGTATTTACTTCAAAGGAAAATTGGCCCTATAGTTAATCTTGGTGGATCGAGTGATAGAACGGCAGATTATTTAACAAGGACTTATGAGATTATTAATTGGGTTCAACCAAGTACTGTAGTAATAGTAGGGGTATGTAATGATATACGCGCAGGTGTTTCTTCGGCTATATGGCAAGCCAATATACTTAGTTTAATCTCAACGTTTCAAGCGGCAGGTATAAAGGTAATTTTTTGGACTGGATTCAAAGAGAATTTCTCTCCAGGTACAGGGATAGATCAATCAGCAGTAAGTACATGGGCGGCAGCTAACCTAATAGGTGTTTGTGATGTATGGGATAGCGTTGTTAATAATTATGATCTTAGTGATTATGTTCACCCCACAACAAATGGACATTTACAAATTGCAAACGATGCTTTGTCTTATGGAAAATTAAACTATAAATAAACCCAAAAAGAAATAAGTCATGGAATACGCTTTGATCTTTAAACTAAAAATAAAATGAAAAATACTAACTTCTTCTCACTCGGATGGAAAGATGCCATCAAGGGATTAATCATGGCTGTAGGCGGGGCTGTATTTGCCGTTATTGAAAGCTCTGTCTCAACAGGGAACTTTCATTTAGATTGGCCTTATATAGGAAAGATTGCGGGGGCTGCGGCTGTTGTGTATTTGGGTAAAAACCTATTCACAAATAGTCAGGATCAATTTGCTAAACCCGAACCAAAAGATAAAACAAACTGATTATGGCAGATACAATAAAAGAGGCTTACGGAATTTGTTATGTTCAATCATCTAATCCCTCACAGGTTTTATTGGATTGGATAACAGCACAATTAGAGGATGGCAAGATTGTATATTTACAGTCAGGAACACCCCCTCCACCCCCTGGCGGCCCTCCAAAATGAGCAGTAAAGGAATTTACCATACCTTATTGGCTATCTTCATAATGAGGGTAGCCTTTTCGGCTTTGCCATACGATAGTGAATTAATTCATTGGTACCGTCTTAATATAGGACAAACTACTACTTTTCAATTCGCCTTTTGGCGATTTACCGTATTATTGGTGGAACTGTTTCTGATACTCACCATCATATCAGCTTCAGTAGAGCCAAATGAAAAAGCAAGACAACAAAATTATCGAATGGCCA